AAAAATAAGTCAGACCTATCCATCACGACAGGTTTGTCTGATAAACATTCTAACATGTCTTTCGCAAAGTAGGTGTAGGGTTCAGAATTTTCGGTAAACCTAGATTTTTCATGCACCATAAATCTAATATCGTATTTTTGATAGGGGCTCCACTGGTGATACCAAACACCATCTGTCAGGCAAAATACAAGCACAAAAGGATGACCAGTAGCCATCGCCAGTTGTGCACCGTTTTTTAGTTTCGAGGTAGACACTATTAACTCGTCGTATTTTTCGAAACCAAAGCTTCGACACTTTATTTCGACCCATTTACCACCGTTGGGCATTTCAGCCCAGTAATCCACATGATATTGTGGGTGCAGCTTATAGCACGAACACCCCCACTTCTGTTCGATAATCTTAGCAATTATTTCTTCTCTGATTAAATCAGCTTCGGTTTCCTGCCAAGGCTTGTTTGTAATATCCATTATTACACGGGGCTTTTTCTTAATTCTTGTAGATCAGGATCATCACAAATCCAACGCCAAATAGTGACGTGGTTGTAAACAAAACCTAGTTCTTCCAAAGCTTTCTGGACTTCTCTTATTGAAATACCTTCGTGCTCTTCTAACAAATTAAACAAAGCTTGCTTTGCTTCTTTTCGTTTCATTCTTCTACTTATAAACATTATTCCTCCATAAAACTTGAGTCGATAGCGACTATTCTCTTCGTGGGCCTACCCTTGCCTCCAATCTTGACATCAATCTCTTGGATCTCTCCAGCATTGGTCAAGCGTTCAATTATTTCCTTAACTTCATAAGATTTCATACTACGAAATAGCTCATGACGATCTACCTCTCGTTTGGAGATACCTTCACCCCCACGAGATCTTATGAAGTTCAGTACAGATTTTATTTTTGATTCGGTAGCAGATGATGCTACACGATCACGACATGCTTCAATAAATAACAGGTCGTAATACCTAACTAAGTCTATACACCAGTTTGTTACGTGCCCTGGTATTTCAACAGCATCAGGTTTTTCTGCTAGTGCACAAGAAAGTGCTAACCGCATTGCTTTCTCTCTAGATCGAGATAACAACGGTTCTAGATTCTCACGCTCCAGCATGTCTTGTCTTTTGATTATTTCTCTCGCAAAATTATCTAATAATTCTTCTGATTCTTTATCAAACCGTAAAATTTTTTGTTTGCAATCTAGTTCAGCGTTATTTTGATAGGCATGTCCAAACTCGCCTTGGGGTCTACGTATATAATTAACCCAATTAATCAACTCTAGTGGAGGTTGTTTGTATCTTTTCAAACCTGCTATCCTTCTAGGCTCTTTCGATTCTACTATTAAGAATCTATTTAAAAACCCATCAGCAATACGTCCTGAAGACAGTGCACTATAAAAGTTTCTAGGCACTGACATACCGACTAAGGTTATTGCTGGTTTATGTGTAACCCTATTCATGTACATGTCTTTCATGTTTTCGGGAACATTCATCAAAGAATAATTATCAGGTCTAAGCACACCATGACAACGACCCCAAGATTCCATCAGGGTCTGTATACCGTCCTCTCTGTTGGTGTTTTGTTGCGTTGATATATTTTCAAGTCTTTTGCCGAACTCGTCCATAACAGTTATTTGTGTTGGTCTTAACTTCAATACTGAGTGGACGGCACCAGAAGATGTGTACCCATCACCAACAATCAAATTTTCATGATCTGTTTTGTTAAGGACCGATTCTACAAAAGTTTTTATATTCTCCTTACCTTGGCCAGATTTAGCGATACACATAAAAAACAAAGAAGAAAAGTTATTCATATCAGTTTTATATAATCTTCCACACACAACGCTGGCTAAACATAAAGATGCTACTAAAGATAATTCAGGTTGGTTTACTTGTGCTATATCTTCCGCGTAGCTCATCATTTTTTTCATAATTCCAGGAGGATTAAGTAAATCTTTTGGTCGATCTATAGTTTGTATGACTTGGCTATATAATGGTGCAATCTTATTTTTTCTTTCATGTGTTTTTTTGATGTTGAAAACTACATTGTCGATCTCTTTTTGTGGTAGTGGCGGGCTGTTTTGTGTGTTCCAAGATTGCAAAAAAAACTTGGCAAACTCTTCATTCACATTTTTTGATATTAAATACCCAGCGATCCGAGCGGCTGCGTCATTACGTGATCCCTCGATTACACCATCCAAACTAAAAGGAGCAGTTGCAGGTTTACCATTATTAACAGATGAACCCGTTATTTGTTCCCATTCTTTTTCTGTAAAATCGGGTAAATCGTTAAAATCAAATAAATCCCAATCGGGTAATGTGAGCGGTTTGTATAATTGGCCGTTGGCGTGCCGATTATAGGGAGCGATAATCAAACCGCCCACGCCCCGAATATCTATCATCCTTGATAGTTGTGTTTCATTGGTTCTTCGAGAAACAAATGTAGTGTAGTTTTCTGGGTTGTTGTAGTAATAATGCATCCCCTTCCCAGTACGGACTTTGTAAGGAGTTACTGGTAAATTTTCTTGGACCCACTCCATACTTTCTGGGCTATCGGCATCAACAACAATAAAATCACCGCATATTAAAGCAACTACTAAATCATCACGATCTTTGAACCAGTCCTCAACTATTTTTCGTTTTGGTCTTGCGCTTTTGTACTGCTCCCAAGAGCCTAATGTTTTAGGTGGTTTTTTATCTTTTCTTTGTAAGGGAACTACATTTAATCCCTCATCATAATAAGCTAGTGCAAGATCAAGTGGTTTCTCTTCTTCCGTTAGATTCAGTTGAAACATCAGCTCCCTTAATAATTTCTTTTAGTTCCCCATATATGGATTCAAAATCCAAACGACCTCCAGTCGCTTGTATAATTTTTTTTGCTTGCTCAATAGAGGGTTGTCTATAACCATAACGCCAAGCACGTATTGAGGCTTCAGAAATGCCAAATAATTCTGATGCCGTCTTATGACCGATAAATTTTATGTATTGTTTCAGGGTATATCTTTTCACTTCTCTCTCTGTAAATTTTGGAAAGACCCCTACATTTTCCAGGCTAAGTAATTCTTTCTTAGCAATCTCTCGCATACGAAAGTTATAGTTAGCATACCAAACAATATTTAGTTTTGACAATAGTTTTTCCTCAAATAATACTAGACATAGAGTAGACTAGCTTTTATACTAATGCAACAGGAGGAAAAGCTAATGTCGATTCAAGAAAGAATAGTAAAACCTAATGAGTTGGTTGACCAACAAGGGGTTAAGCTTTTAGTTTATGGTGCAGCAGGAGCTGGTAAAACATCTCTTTGTGCTAGCGCACCAGGTCGTGTGCTCATGATAAGTATGGAAAGTGGTTTGCTTTCTATAAGAGATCGTGAGAATGTTGATGCTATCGAAGTCAAGGAAGCATCAGAGATTATGGACATACATGATATGTTGAAGAATGGTGAACTGCAATACGATACGGTTTGTCTTGACTCCGTATCAGAGATGTCTGAAATATTACTTAATTTTGAAAAACAACGTCATAAAGATCCACGTATGGCTTATGGTAATGTTCAAGAAACAGTTACAAATGTTATGCGTGCTTATCGAGATTTACAAATGCACGTGGTTTTTGTTTGCAAGATGGAGAAACAAAATGTAGACAACGTAATGCAGTATGAACCAAAGATGGTTGGTACTAAATTAGGGCAGTCAATAACATATTTTTTTGATGAAGTTCTTGCACTAAGAGTTATTGAGGACCAAGATGATGACGGTCAAGTGGTAAAAAGAAGATGGTTGCAAACTGATGTTGGCCAAGGGTACACCGCAAAAGACCGCTCAGGTAAGCTTGAGCCGTTTGAAGAACCTAACCTAGTTGATGTAATTACTAAGCTAGGATTCACTACACAATTACAATCTATAAAAGGAGGAAAAAATGGAACGTGATTTTGATGGGGTAGATTTTGTTAATGAACCTACAACTAGACCAGCACAAATAGAGGTTGCGCCTAGCGGAGAACATATAGCAAAAATTATAGATGCAGAAAAATACAAATCGCAGGCAGGCAACTGGACCCTGCGTGTAGTCTTTCAAATTGAAGGCGGTAAATACAGAGATCATAAGGAATGGTATAACTTATGGAACCCAGATCCAGATGCTAAAAGAATATCAAATGAGATATTTAGTGCTTTAGCAAAGGCTGTAGGCTTCAAACAGTTTCCAACCTCTGTTTTATCTTTCGTTAATAAACAACTTGTTTTAGATGTAATACAAGTACCAGATTCATTTACAAATAATGAAGGTAACGAGATTCAGACTACTAGGCTTAAAGTGTTAAATTATAATAAGTTCGACGATGGCTCACCATCTGTCGGAAAACCTACATTGTAGCTTACCCCTACCCGCTCAATGTAGTTGGGAGTCTTCGGACTCCCTTTTTTTTTAGAGCGAGAAATTTAACTTTTGGTAGCAAAGTATATGAAAAACTACCTGGGATATGAAGCAAACTTCTCGCTGACTTATTTGTTTTCTGTTTTGTACTCCTGCCCGTATTCAAATTCTAGTAACTTTATAGCACAATCAATAATCTTACATACGTCCTTAGATCCGTCTTTATCTTGATGCCTGGTAGCGTATTTTACTATATTAAATTCTAAAGCATTTAACTTATTTTTTTGTGCATATTCAATAGGTTGGATTGGATATTTGAGATAGTGGTTCCCACCTGCTTGTTTTTTAAGACTTTTCATTTTTTTCTTTGTAATCCTTAAATTCACACAAGGTCAGGAAAAGTTCGTTCCTGATAGTTTCTTCTTTTGCTTGAGCAACCGCTAAATCAGTTTCTAGTTGTTTGATTCTTTTTTTGTAATAGTCTTTATTTTTTATAGAAGGCTTAATCATCTCTCTATGTGTGCCCCACTTCATTATTTTTTCACCTTCCAAACTCTGTACATATGCTGATCAAGTTTCAGCTCCTCTTTACAAATTCGCCACCTAGCTCTATAGCCTGGACAATATTTATAAATCGCTTGCCTCAAAGCACCAGCTTCTTTTTTTGTGAGTAATACAGAATCACCATCTTCCATCTCTTGTACAATTTTATGATATTTGCCATTAGGTATTTGTGGTACGCCCTTATCAATTTTCAACATATCTCATCCTCCCAATTAGAAGTTGCTATTCTTTTATGTTCATGCCAAGCACCTGTGTAATCCCATCTGCCATCTGGAAGTTTATCAATACGATATTTTTCTGTGATCCATACACGATATACTTCTTTAGCTTTGTCTAAAGTTCTATAACTTAAACGAAAACGATAACCTTTTTCACTAGTCTTATAAACGAAATGTCCGCAGACATTTGTTTTTAGTTTGTAGCCTTGGATCTTGAAGCTGTCGCCAACTTCCCCTTCGTTTTCTACCCACAAACAAATAAGATCCTTAGCTGTTGCTGGTCTATCTTTGAGTATTGGTTTACCCAAAGGAAACGGTACATTCTTTTCAAACTCTAAATTTATTCCTATCTTATCAATTTTCATAAT